GGCTGCGCCGGCGCCGGCGAGCTCGACCTCGCAGGAGAGTTTCTGGAAAGCGCCCGCGACGATGAAGCCCTTGTTGCCGACGTAGTTCACGTCGAGCTCGCGCTGTTCGCCTTCCTGCTCAAGCGGGGAGAGGGCGACGTTGCGCACGAGTATTCCGTTCACGGCGGCCGTAGGTACCGGATCGGTGCCCGGCGTCACCTCGCTCTTGAAGAGCAGGACCTTGCGTTTCCAGAACAGCACGGTCAGCCTCCCCTCTTACGCGAGCGCGGCGAATCGCCGGAATCGCTCTCCGGCGCGGCCGGCGCGGGCGCCGGCTCGCCCGCCCAGGGCGGCGTGGCCGCCGGCGCCGGGATCGCGGGCGCCTTCGCCTCGAGCTGCTCGTCGAAGGGCTTGCCGTTCGCGTCGCGCGCGCGATCGCCGTCGGGATGCGGCTCGCCCGGCTTGATCTCCCTGCCGTCGGCATCCTTCGCGCGCTCGCGCTCGCCCTGCTTGTTCACGACGAACGTGCCGCCCTGGCCGTGGTATTTGTCGGGATCCGGCATCTCAGCTCTCCTCAGGTCGCCCGGGCGTAGCGCACGGTGCGGTAGGTATCGATCCACCACAGCACCGGGTTGGTGAGCGCGAGCAGCCGCCCGCGCACGAAAATGAACGGGTCGTAGGCGTTCGCGTCATAGGTCCAGCCGAGCAGCGCCGTCTGCACCGAACCGCGGATCGGCCGCAGATCCGCGCTCGCCGCCTCGCCGCGCACGTCGCGCAGGTTCGAAATCGCGTACACCACGGAAAAATCCTCGTTGACCTGCTGGCTGACGGCGTTCTCGAGCGCGTTGCCGAGCGCGACCTCGGCGAACGGCACGAGGTAGCACGCCGGGAGCTTGTTCTTGAGGTCCTCCTGCGCCGAAGCCAGGTCCACGGCGGTGCCGACTTTCTTGAGCGCCGCCACCTGCGCCTGCAGGCGCGCGACGACTTGCGCGAGATCCAACCCGATCGCCATCAGCGTGCATAATCGTCAAGCGTGCCGTCGGTGCCCGCCGAGGAGCTGCCGCGCGTGAACACGCGATCGTTCGCCTGGACTTGCGGGCCGCCGGAAGCGAGCGCGGCCTGGTTCGCCGCATCGACCCCGATCGAGGCGGCGCCGCTGGCGACGTCCTGCAGGAACTTGATCGCGTCCTTGTAGCGCTGCGTGACCTGCTCGGTCGCCTTGTCGTCGAACAGGTAATAGCGCGCGATGTCGGAGGCGAGCTGCACCAGGACGGCCGGGGCCGAGGCGAGCGGCAGCGCGTAGCGCACCTGCAGGTAGCCGTTGATCCTCGCGTCCGCGTCGGCGAGCGCGCGCCCGACCACGGTCGCATCGATATTGCCGGTGTTCGTGCGGTCGGTGAGCTCGAGGATCTCCTTCTGCCCGAAGCGGTCGACCAGGTCCTGTTGGACGGCGTAGGTCACGTGCGGATGAAATAAGCCGCCTGTCGGGCGGCATTCCTGTCAGCGTGCTGCTTCGTTGCCTCGCGGCGGAAAATTACTTCTTGTCCTTCGCCTTCTCGGGCTCCGGCTCCGCGATCGCCTTCACGTCGAGCAGCGGCTTGGCGTGCTTGTCTTCCAGGTCGGTCGGGTCGCCGGGTGCGTAATCGTCGCCGTTGTGGTTGACGGGGACGAGAACCTGATACGTTTTCTTGGCCATCGTGATGCTCCTCGTTTAAGCCGCTTCGCTTGCACCTCGGCCCCGCGCCCAAGATTCCGGGCGCGGGGGGCGGTGGCGTCGTCGCGGGTGTATGCAATCGGTCGATCAGGCGACCGCGTTCTGGAAGAAGTACCCCGCGTCGGTCGACGCGATCACCTCCATCACCGATTCTCCCGAACGCACTGTGGTGCCGCCGCGCAGGCCCTTCTTCGGCTCCGGGATCTCGCCCGCGATGCGGGTGCCGAACTGCGCGGTCCAGCCGTAGGTCGGCTGTCCCAGCTGCGCGGCGAGCCCGTCGATGTTGAGGAGCGACGCGTGCTTGCCCCAGGCGCGCGAGTAGACGGGCGCCTGGCCCTTCTTCGCGGTGTTGTAGAACGCCTGGCCGATCAGGATCTGGTTGAGCTCGAGGAGCCCCGCGACCTGCTCGCGCGCCGCGTAGCCGCCGAGCTGGGCGCTGCGGCCGATCGCCTGCACGATCTTCGGGTGCTGGCGCAGCTGCGTCCAGGTCTGCTGCCCGAGCACCAGGGTGTTGGGGCGCACCAGCGGTATATCGAGCGCCGCCGCGATCGCGTTCAGCGGGTTGCTGTTGACCTGGTCGCTCCACTGGCTCGTGCCGGAGAGCGTGCTCTGATTCGCGCCGGAGTAGTTCGCGGTGTTGAACACGATGCCCGCGACGCGGATCTCGCGATCGAGCTGAACCAGCCCGGTGAGCAGCATGGTCGAGAGCGCGATCGGATTCACCGGGCCGCCGGTGGCGGGCTTGGGCATCGCCTCCCAGGCGGCGACTTCGTCATTGGGCACCAGGTCGTCCAGGCCCCAGTCGACGCACTCGGCGTTCACCAGCACGCCGCCGAAGTCCACCATGTTGGGCTCGCTCTTACGGCCGATCTTGGTGTCCGGCACCGTATAGCCCTGCGCGACCGTATAAGTGCTGTAGGCGAACTTCTTCGGCGTGGGAATGCGCGGGAACACGCTGTCCGCGATCAACTGGACCGCCGGATTCTGGAACGCGATCGCGATCGCGGTCAGCTCCGGGTTGACCGGGAAGGCGACCGTCGCGAGCGCGAAGCCGATGAGCAGCATCGGGTCCTCGGGCTTCCAGCCGAAGGCGAGGGCGATCGCGAGGGCCACGGCCATCGCGAGCTGAAAGCAATAGTTCTTGATGTAGCTTTTCATCGAAGTTCTCCTGGAAATTTCCGCTTGAGCCACCCGATCAGCCCTGGACCGATCCGACCGAGATGATCACCTGGCCGATATCGTTCAAGACGCCCGACACGAGCGCGCGCCCGAGCACCGAATTGTTGACGCCCGCCGCCGGCGCCGCCGTCACGGCCTTGCCGTTCGCGTCGGTGGTGAGCAGATCGCCGCGAGTGACCGCGCCGCCGTAGATCACGTCGGCGATGCCCTCGATGATCACGTCGGCGCGCTCGTTGATCAGCGACGCGACGTCGGTCGAGACGCCGATCAGCTTGTCGCCGACCGCGGCCGCCTGCAGCGCATTGCCGTCGGCGGCGCCGTGCTTGACGATCAGGTTCGCGCCGATCGCGGCCTCGGCCTTGAAGTTGCGTGCGAGTACGACGTTGGACATGGCGGCTCAGCTCCTCGAAAGGGTTTTCTTGACGTGCTCGACCGCCTGCGCGGTGTTCACCGTGCGGCCGGCCTGGCGTTCGGTCTCGACGAACTCGACCGCCTTCTGGGCGAGCGTGCTCGCGTCGAGCTCGGCGTTCTCGCTGCCGTCGCCCGCGCCGCGCTCGCCGAACTCGACGCGCTTGGGCAGCGCGCCGAGGAATTTCTTCAGCCACTCGTCGGCCGGCTGCTTGATCTTGTTGTCGCCCTCGCCGAATTCGATCGTGAGCCCGGGCGCCTGCGCGGCCATCAGCTCGACGATCGGCGCCCGCTCGACCGGCAGCAGCTTGCCCTGCTTCACCAGGTCCTCGATGAAGGCGACGATGCCGGCGCGCCGACGCGCGGCTTCCTCGGCCTTGAGCGCTTTTTCGCGCTCGGCGAACTCGGCACGCTCCCGCGCGAGCTTCTCCTGGTCCTTTTGCAGCTGCGCATTCGCTGCGGCGATTTCTTCGGGCTTCATCGTGGCTGCTCCTTGCGTGGGTTCCGAATAGGCGGTGGCCGGCATCTGGGTGAGTGAGCCGGCGGAATCGTCAGGTTGGCGGGCGTCGTCCTCGAGCGTGGAGACGTGATAGTCGGGGATCACCTTGTCGGCGACGTCGCTGCCGAATTTCTCGATGATGAATTCGCGCAGGCGCCGCCACAGGCTGGCGTTGGCGGTGTCGGCCATGTCGGCGAACTCGATCACGCTTTTCCCCGAGCCGGCGAAGCTCGCCTCGCGCAGGCCCTTGACCGCGGGCGGCTGCGCGCCAAGGAAACCGATATGGCGCAGGTAGTAGACGCCCTTCACCGGGTTGTCCTCGGAGTCCGGCGCATAGAACGAAGCCGAGCGTTTCTTGAAGCGGCCGGCTTTGAGCAGCTCCTCGAACGCCGGCTCGACCTGCTGCGGTTCGGCCTCGAGCGATCGATCGGCGAAGCTGAGCGACTTCACCCAGCCGTAGGCGGGCTTGCTCGATTCAGGATGGCCGACGACGAGCGGCGCCTCGCCCTTTGCCGGATCGTAGGCGGCCGCGGTCGCGGCGAGCTGCGCCTCGGTGAACGTATAATGCCGGCCGTCGGATGCGACGTAGGTGCCCGGCTTGAAGATCTGCAGACGTTTCAAATTGCGCCCTTTGGCAGTGCGGGCGCATTTTGCGAGGCCTGAACGGGAGACGCTAGGGCTGACGAGCGTCAGCCCTACAGGATCGATGCCGATCGATAGCGTGGGGCAAACCTGACAAATCGTCAATGGCCGGTAAAAAGTCACACGGGCGCCTTGACTCCGCCCCGCTCCAAAAGTACAGTCAGCAATAGGTGCTAGTAACACCTCTCGCAAAGCGACCGTCCGCGCCCGAGAGCCGTGGACTCCCCTTGTCCCAGGGGACCCCCACGGCCGGGCGTGCGGCGAATAAAAGACCCGCAAGGGGAATAAGCCCGCCGTCTTTGCGCGGTTACTAGCACCCGGCCACCGGGCGCGAGCACCCGCCGCCGAGGAGGGGGAAAGAGGGATGCGTGCACAAGCCGCGTGGGATAGAGCGCGTTCTACCGCCTGAACCCAAACCGCGTGACGTGATCGCCGCGCTCGCCGTCGCGATGTCGAAACTCCGCGGCGCGGATGCGCAGATCATCGGCCGCGCGCAATCGGCGCTCGAGGGCAAATGGATCGACGGCTTCCGCCGCGGCAGCGAGTTCGGCGTCACGCGCGGCTACGAGCTCGGCTATGCCGAGGGGCACGAGGACGGCCGCCGCGAGGCCCTCGATCGCGCCGCCACCGAGGAGGCCGAACGGGCCACCCTGAAGGCGGCGGCGCGTGCCCGCCTGACGACCGCAAAAAACGCGCCGGATTGTGGACGGGGAAACGGGCGACCCCCCGAAACGCGATTTTCGAGGCGATGCCGACCGCCGCGCCGACCGCAGGGAAGACCGAATCCAGGCGATTTAACCGGGGGTTAACCCCGGGTAGGGTCGCGTGTGCGTGGGTGACAGCGACCCGGCCGCCGATCGCGGCGCCTGGCGAGATCGCCTTTTTCGGTTTGAGACCCGTTAACCCGGATCATCCTTCCCAGGCCTCCAGGAGATAGGTGTTGAGCGCGAGGATGACGTTGTCGGCGGTCTCGGCCTGGAGCTGATCCAGCGTTCCCGGCTCGAGCGGCAGGTAGGGCCGCGCCGGGATCTCGGCCGCGTGCCCGCGGCCGGCGAGGCCGCCCAGCTGCTGGATCGCCGCGTAGGGCTTCGCCACCGCCACGCCGGCCTCGTCGTTCGAGGAGAACGGGTGCACGGCGCTCTTCAGCTCGCCGGTTCGCTGCAGGATCTTGCCGGGCCAGTAGCCGCGCCGGGTGCGCTCCGCGATCGTCGCCGGCGCGAGCGCCTCCCAGGCCGGGCGCCCTTCCTGCTCGAAGTTCTCCATCGTCTGGTCGTAGAAGATCTCGGAGATCTCGCGCATCACCGGCGACATGTCGCCGGCGGCGCGCGCGACGCGCTCGAGCGCCGGGCCGATCTCGTCTTTCAGGACCTCGAACGTGATAGCCATTTGAGCTCCAGTTGCCTGCCGCCCGAATCCACGGTCAGCTCGATGCGATAGCGCACCCCGTCGATGTCGAGCGTCACGATGCGCTCGTTGCCGCGCGCCGCCATCTCGCCGCGGTCGAGGATCTGCTGCAGCCTGCGAAAGTCGTCGACGCCGAGCGCGGGGTCCGCGGCGCGCAGCTCGGCGAGCGTCTCGGAGGAGACGAGCAACTGCTGCGTCTGCGTGCCGAAGAGTTCCCTGTCGACGATCGCGACCGGGAACGTGCCTTCGGTGTTTCCGGCGACGAAGCGATCGAACGCCGCGCCGTCGACCGCGGCTGCCACGTAGGCGCGACCGAGCTGCGGATCGTAGGCGTCGAGATCCGGCTGCCAGGCGGCGCGGCCGGGGTTGTAGTTCCAGCCGAGATCGGTGCTGGCGGATCTGCGCATGCCGGGGCCCTTGTAGACGGCGATCCGCTCGGTGAGGCCGCTCGCGGTATCGGTCTGCCAGGTCTCGCGCAGATTTTTCCCCGAGGCGGAGACGGCCAGGTTGCGCGTCTTGAGATTGCTCTCCGAGAGCGCGCGCACGGTGCAGCGGCAGTTGAAGCCGTTCGGCGGATAGAAGTGCTCCCAGAACGGATCGTCGTAGCGGAAGACGAGGCCGTTCATCGCCGCATGCGCGGGGCGCGTGCGCCGGTCCATCACCGCGACGTATTCCCAGTACGGGCGAAAGCGCACGTTCTGGATCATCTGCGCCCAGCGCCCGGCCATGTAGGACGTTTGAAGGTTGGTGCGGTAGATCGTCCTCAGGCGCCACGGGCTGCCGGTCTGAACCAGGCGCGCTTCGCCGGTCGCCTCGTCGACCTGCACCTGCTTTCCCCACCAGCCGTCGGCGCGCAGCCGCGGCTCGAGGTTGTCGATGAAATCGCGCAGCGTGATGTCGCCGTCGATCGCCGCCTGGATCTCGTTGCGGATGTCCTCGAGGACGTCCAGGCGCGTGACGCCGGCAACGGTGAACGCGCGCGCGTGCGCCTCCTGCCACAGATCGTGCCAGTTGTCGGTGATCGCATAGCCCTTCGAGCGGAAATACTCGACGGCGCGCTCGGGCGGCAGCCCGATCGCGATGCGAAGATCAGCCTCCGTCGGCTGCGGCACCGGCGCGGCCCCACAGATCGCCCACGAAGATCGCGCGCGCGAGCAGCTCCTCCAGGCCGATCGTGTCCATCTGCGGAAACACTTCTACCAGCTTGGCCATGATCTCGGCATAATCCGCGCCGCCCTTCACCAGCTCGAGCACGGGGGCGAGCACGCGCTCCGCTTGCGCCTGCAGCGCCGCATCGCTCGGCGCGGCGCCGGCGCGGTCGATCGCCGCCTGGCCCGAAAGAATCGCCGCGACCGTCTCGGCGAAGCCGACCGGATCGAGGCCGCCTGCGCCGCCCGCGCCGCCTCCGCCTTGTCCGGGCGCGCTGCGCGCGCGAATAGTTCCCGGCGGCGGCGCCGGCGCCTCTTCCCAGCCGTCGCCGTAGGTTTCCTTGATATAGTCGAGCGTCGGCCGGAAGCCCATGCTGGAGACGTTCACGTCGCGCTCCGCCTGCGCATTGGTATCCTTCGCCTCCTCTACGATGCGCCAGACCGTTGGAGGCACGGCGCCCGGAACGTTGTATTCGCTGATCCAGCGCACCAGCGTCCGGTTGAGCGTGCCCGAGAGCAGATCCGCATCGGCCTTCACCAGCTCGAGGCGCACCTCGTTGTGCACCTGCGCCTGGCCGCCCTGGCCCAGGCCCGAGCCCCTGGAGCTGGTGGTCATGGTCTCGCCGAGCACGCATTCGGACATCTGGTCGTCCATGTACTTCGCGAGCTTCTCGTAGGTATCGATCGCGCCGGCGCGCGCCGCTTCGAGAAGCTCGACGACCATGCCCTCGGGAACGATGATGCCGGCGTCCTGGGCGATCGCCGCGAGCGCGGCGAGCAGCTTCTTCTGGTCGTCGGGCGATGCGCCGGGCGGATATTTGCCGACCGCGGTCGGGCTGCCGAACTTGTCGGCGAAGATCATCCAGAAGGTGATGTCCTGGCGCTTGAAAAACACCGGCCAGAAAAGCTTGTTGCCGAGGCCGAAGCCATAGGGGCTCGCATCCTTCGCGCCGAAGCTGTGCACGATGAACTTGCGCTCGGGCATCAGCTCGCCGGTCACCAGGTTCTCGCGCGTCAGCATGTGCAGCGCGTATTTGCTGTCGAAGATGAAGCGCCGCTGATCTCGGACGATCATCCGGTCGGCCACCAGCTGCGCCCCATCGATGCGCCACATGACCTCGCCGACGGAAAAACCTTTGAGGAGAGCGTCGAGCAGGTCGAGGGTGACCTGGTCGAAGTTGA